GATTTCAACCGACATCCAGGCAAGAAAGCTATACCGACATCCTTAAACAGATGCCCGGGTCAGCTGCCAGAGATCCCGTTGATCCGCTTGCCGGTGACGTATCCCAAGATCCGCAGAGCTTTTTAGGTAAGGTTGGATCGTTCTTTACTCAACCAGGTGTTCCTGAACTACTGATCAGTGGTGGTGCCGGAATGTCTCAAGCAGCCAGCCAGCCAGGTGCTACTGCGTTGGGTTCGTTTGGAGCTGGGGGACAGGCAGCACTCGCACAACACAATCTCATGCAGCAGCAGCAAACTGCCCGGGACAGGCTGACAGCTGGCACCGCAGAATCCCAGCAAGAGATAACTGCCCGGCAACAGGCCATTCAGCGAATCGGGACACAGAAAGGTGTTGAGTCGGCTCTGTTAGCAGAGTATGTGGCGATGGCTACTACCGAAGAAGGCTATGAGTATGCTCTAGGTCAGATAGCACCAGAAGCAGCCGATGCGGTAACAGACACAGCTCGGAATCGAGACATTGCAGAGATGCAAGCTGCTAGAGCTCGCCTCCAGGAACTGATTGCCGCAGGGGTGGCCGAAGATGCTCCTGAGATGGTCGTTGCCAAACAAGCGGTTAATGATTGGGAGCTAGAGATGGGGGTAAGAGAGCTTCCAGGAGGAGATGACCTAAGTACCGGGCAGAAAGAATGGGCTGACTATGTAGTGCTGCTGAAGCAGGAATTTGGGCAAGACTATGAGCCCACCGCAGCCGATATGATGAACTTCAGGACGAACGCTTTGACGGCCCCAGGTCGCGTCACTAGACGCGGTCCAGGTGAGGTGACCGCTGACAGGCTGTCATCGACTGATGCTATGAACTGGGAAACTCGAGACAAGGCGATGTACGTCAAGCGTTACGACCAGCTAGACGATGTGATGAATGCACTGCAATACTCAATAGACAATCCCAACTCTCCGCGTCTAGTTGGTTTTGCTCAAGGTACGATTCAGAGTATTGATGCATTGCGATCTCTGCAGCCCGAAGCGGCAGACGCATTTGATAACGTGCGATCAGTGGTGTTCGAGGGCTTGAAGGAAACTCTCGGCGGTCAGTTTGCGGAACGTGAAGGTGAACGATTAGTGTCTGCTGCTTACAACCCATATCTGCCTCCTGAGATGAACATCAAGAGGCTGAAGAGGCTTCTGAATGAAATGCAGATGATCGCCTCTTCGCGGGACAGCCGTGCAAGGCATATAAGAAACAACGACTTTAGTATTAGCGGTTGGGTTGATCCGTATGGGGACATGATTGAAGATGCGAATGCTGTACAGCTCGCCAACCTACTTATAGATCCTACCGACTATGAACTAATCGATGATCCGGCAGCAAGAAGTGCTGCGATGTCAGAGGATGTAGACAGGCTATCTCGAGCCGAGCTCGAAGCGTTGTTCAATTCTGTGTTCACGGACGAGGACGCTGTGTATACCAAGCTGGAAGAAGAGCTCCTAGATCTCATTGCCGCTCGCCATTAGGAGACTACTATGCATCAAGGTGTGCCACATACTGACGAGCAACAGCCTCCAGGGTTATTGAGTCGAACGGCAGCGTATTGGGGTGATGTAGGTAAGAATCTTGGCCCTTCAGCTGGTCGGGTACTCGGTGATTTTTACCAAGTTCTCAGGCACCCGGTACAAACTGCTGGTGCTGTGTGGACACTTGGCAGGGGGCTGGTGGAGTTGGCTATACCCGGCGAGGGTGAGAATCCAGGTAACGAGGAGATGGCTCGCGAGGTCGGTCGGTATTTCATGGAGAAGTACGGTAGCATGGAAGCTGTACAGCAATCGTTCAGAGACTCGCCTACCGAAGTGGCCGCAGACCTGGCGATGTTGGTGGGCGGCGGTGCCGGGCTGTTAGCTAAAACTAGCGGCAAGGTTGGCAGCATAGCATCAAGGGTTGCAAACGCAGCTCAAAAAGCGGATGTCGCAAACCTCGGAGTGGCTGGAGTTCGACGGGCAGCCCAGGCGTTGCCAAACCTCCCTGCGTCAGCTGGAAGGATTGCCTCTCAAAGTGCTGGCGTTTTGCCAGGTACGGGAGACATAGGCATCAGAGCAGGGGTGCAAGTAGGGCGTGAAGTAGCCGAAACCGGAAGCAGGGCCGGCATAGATGATTTTCTGAGAGCGATGAACAGCGAAGCTGGTGGACTTGTCGATGCGGATATAGTACAGAAAGCACTCGATGCGCTAACTGATATAAGGACAAACAGAACGGCTAGTTATCAAACTGATATGGGCAAGTTCAAGCTGAAGGAAATTGACGTTGATACGCAACGGGTTTTCGATAAACTGGACGAGCTCGAAAAGTCTACGGCGACATCAGCTGGTGGAATACCTGAGCCAAAGTTCAGCGCGAAACTACAGCGCATTGAAGAGATGCGAGAGCTCGCTGAAGATTTTATCACGCAGAAGGGTGGCGTCAAAGCATCCGATATGGATGAGCTGAAAAAGATGTTTGGTGATATGTGGTCGAATCCAGGTGATAAGACCGGGTCGAATCGCGCTAACCGGGCTGTCCAGGATATGCAGGATGTGGTGCGGGACATGGTTCTCGAGAAGGTGCCAGACTATGCCGATACAATGGCTGCTTATAGTGCGACTGATGATTTAATTAAGAGCCTAGAAAGAAATCTGAGCATGACCAGGAATGCGACTGAGCAGCAGACATTACGTCGGTTGCTAGGCGCGTTGCGTGACGGCGTGAACACGAATATGGGAGGGGCGATCAAGCAAGTAGAGAAGCTGGGCGATCCTTCCCTAATGCCTCTTCTAGCTGGAACGCAATTTAGAAATGTGGTGCCTACTGGTATGGCTAGGTTTATGCGACCGGGTACAGCATTGGGTGCCGGTGGTGCGGCTGGGTTATTTACCGGCAGTCCACTGGTAGGTGCTGGTGCAGCTGGGCTTACCGCTTTAGCTAGTAGCCCAAGGGTTGTCGGTAGAGGTTCAGTGTTAGCAGGACAGGCTCTTGGAAGTCCGTTGGGTCAACGAGTAGGTCAGGCGTGGCGAGGTGGACAAGTAGGTGCTCCTCGACTGCCGTCTAGCCCGTTCGGGCCAACACCTCCCGTCAATGTGCCAGGCTTCCAGCAAGCTGTTAGCGGCTATTTCAATAGAGCAGCTAGGCCAGCTCAAGGGCTGCGTCCATTGCAAGCAGCTTTTGATGAGTTACCTCCACCCGGCCAAGCGAATCTAACTGAAGATGAAAGAGAGGAGTACGTCACAATAAGAGACAGGATGAATCAAAGCTCTACGGCAAACGAGAACATACTCAATTGGCGAAACAGGATTAGGAATCGATGATCTTCGAGATCCTAGCTGACGAGAAAGGCAAGCTCAGCGCAGCCAGGGTGCTACTCGTTTGTTGTCTGGGGTTCACGGCGGTGCTGATTATCTTTGATAGCATTCTGTGGGCTACTGTCGAAAATGCTGTCTACGCATTGCTGGCTACGATTTTCACCGGACTCCTTGCTTGGACTGCCGGTCCTAGAATCGCTCAGTACCTCGGTCCCCAAATCTCAGGTATCGCGAGTGGTATCGGTGCTGCTCTGACCCGGGAACCACGCCGGCCTAAGACGCTCGATAACTCGCCAGGCTTTCGTGATGACGAAGGATGAGTGGCTGGGAGTTTGTGCGACCGCTTTACTAGCAGAAGGTATAGAGAACTTTCACCCGCTCGAGATCGCTGACGTTGGCAGAGAAGCCAGGTCACTGACCAGCAGAGCCCAGACAAAGCTCGAAGCTCCAGCTCCAGAACTCATACCCAACGCTGTCATGCTATGCGAGCTCCTATGTGAGCTCAGGGAAGCTTACCCAGCTGGCCCGGTGTTAATCAATTCCTGGTATCGGGACCGCCTATATAATTACATGATCGGAGGGGCGACACTCTCGATGCATTTGACCTGTGGCGCAGCTGATGTCACCAAGATTGGTTGGGCACCGCAGGAGGTCGCTGAATGGTGCGAGGCCCATGAGGATGCTAACAGCTTAGGCGTCGGACGTTACCAGACTTTCACGCATATCGATATCAGAGGAAAACTTCACAGACCGGCACCGGCTCGATGGGAACGCTAAAGATTCCCAGCTGGGTATGGATAGCGATCCCGGTGATTGGATTGCTCGCGGTAGGTATCCGGGGTGCTACCCAGGCAAGCTACTATCGCGGCATAGCTGATGACGCTGAACAGCGACTCGAAGTTCAGGAGGTTGTGCTCGACTCGGTACGCTCGATGGCGAATTTTCTGAGCGAAGAGCTCGCCCGGGCTGATTCTGTCGCCATAGCCCAAAGAGCTATAGCGGAGCGTGAGGTGGCTAGACTTACTCGTAGCCGCGAAGAAGCCCAAGAACGCACAGAAGCGATTTCTGAGCGGCTAAGGATGTCTTTGGACTCGATGCAATCAGTAGAATTGGATAGTCTCGTCTATGGTTATGAAAATCAGATTCAGTCGCTTTATTCTATTATAGAAGTCGAGCGCACCCTCACCGCAGCTGAACGGCTCCGGGCGACTCAGGCCAGCGAGCTCGTCCTGAGCCTACGCTCTGTGATTGTCGAACATGAAGAGAGGGCAGCGATCCAAGACTCTCAGATCGCCGCCCTCAGAAACGCTACCTCGCCTTCGTTCGGCCTCAGACTAAAAGCCGATTGGTGGCTGGCAGCGATTGGCCTCGTTGCCGGTTATGTCATTGCCGGCGAGTAACCCACCACTCAATAACCATAGCCACCACTAAAAACGCTATGGCGCAAATCATGGCGACGATGACAAAAAGATCGTCCTGCCCGTAGGGTCCGTTCATGGTTTCTCCTGTAGGAAGCGTAACGTGGGAACTATCTGAAGGTCTTCGTAGGAAGTAAAAACGCTTCCACCATCATTGGCCTCATCGTCTGCTAGGATAATTAGCTCATGTCCATCAGAGAGCATCAAGGTTATAGGGCGTCTGGAGAAGCCCCAATCTTTAGCAATCTCTTCTGACATATAAGAGACATAGGTGATGGTCTTTCCGACTAGCTTGTCAGCAACCGCCTTGGTCGATTCCGCTTCAGTCATGCTATCACCTTTTCGCCTTCTGGGTTTGAGCATTCCTTAGCCCACTCTTCTGGACCGTAAGCACAAGCAAGGCAGAAGGAAAAACAACTAACGATTCCATCCACTTGGCCTTCGCCAAGATACTCATCCCATTGTTCGATTGGTTGAGCAATAATTTCATCAGCATTGTTTTCTTCAAAGTCTGGATACTCCCGAACGGCATCCCCTATCGCTTCCACTGATGCGTAGTGTGGAGCCTCACAGTCTGTGCAGTAGAACTTGTAAGTTGTCCAGCGGTATTCTTTTGGTTTAGTCGAGTTGGTCATGCTATCTCCAGTAAGAGTTGTGGGTCATCGTTCGCTCCTAGCACCGTGTCGTACACGCCCAAGAAGCGAGCCCAACGATCCGGCCCAAGGCGTAGTGGGTGGCTGCTATCTGCACTGTCGCAACCGGCGTCTTTGGCGATCTGTATTTTGGTTTGTGTGCAACGTCCGTAGTGGAGCTTGAGGCTATGCTTGCGGCAGAACGCCTTCCAATCAGCAAGCGTGTTCTTCTTGAACTCGTCAGTGCCGCCGATGAAGATGCCATCGATCTTCCAGAGAACTGGCTCACCCATGATGCCGTCTACGCAGCCGGTGTAACCGTCGAGCGTCGGGTCGATAACCACGCCATTCTCGTCTTCGTTGAATCCCCATTCCAGGTCAGCTGGGACCATGCCGTCCTGGACTGCGAGGTAGAGAGGGAGGCTCGCGTAGCCTGTGTGGCAGAGCAGCGAGTCGTTGTCCCAAGCAAGTCCTTCGCTCAGATATTTGTCTAACCAGCAAAGCGATTCGAGAAGTGATTCTGGACCCTCGCCTGGTCTGTCAGGGATGACCATGAAGTCCGGTCCACGGCCTTCAGCAGAGAGCTCTGAAGCTACAGGAATGCGGCTCTCGAAATGAGCATACTCAGCTGAGAAGCTACGGCCAGGAGTCCGAGTCTCACCGTTCTCGTCTGGACGGTTCCAGGCTGGGAAGACGCCGTTGTCTAGGAACCAGGGCTCGTTAGCGAATGGGTTGATAGGGCGCGCCACGAAGCATCGTCCGATGCCCCGTGGGTATGCGTCCTCAGTCAGCTTCTTCGCACCGTTCGACTGCTCGCCTAGAAAGTATTGCATGGCCTTAGAGCTCTTCCTCGTTGAGGATGATGTTGCCGTTGGAGGCTGGGGTGAGGATGAAGTCGCGTCCCTCGAAGTGGACTGTGTCACCCATCTGCAATCCATAGAGAACTTTCTGCGCTTCTTTGTGGTCGCTGATCATTACGCTGTTCTGGTTTAGCCAGTGGGTCTCCTCTTTCTTGGCTACTGATCTGTCATAGGCAGCGATGGGGCACTCTTGGTTTTCAAGTGCAAAACTAGCGGAGCTACCGAAGGTGAAGGCTCTCCAAGCTATCCCGTTTCCTGGCACCTGAACCATGACTTCAGTTCCAGCCGAGAAGGGACGATAAGGGCTATCACTATACTGCGGCTTATCATCAACAAATCCGATGAAAGTCTGCTGTTCGGGTGGGGAAATGATCTGGAAGGCAGGGTACTCATCTAGGATCGTCCAGTCAGTGTGCCATCCGTAAATGTTGGTCTGGTCTGTCATCTTAGTTGTTCTCCTGGGCGTTGAAGTAAATGCCGTTTGCCGTCAGGACTTGACGATTTTGTGGAGTGTCTTCGAAAAGCCAATCGAAGTCACACCAGCTAATGCGGTGGTGTCTGATGTCACCGACTATGCCGTGGTCGCGTAATTGTTGCGTGGTATCCCAACGAGGATTCAGATTGCCAGCCCTTCCTACATTCGCGGTCAGAAAGCCTTGATTCACACGGAGTGTCGAGTCTGTCATCTGATTCTCCTCTTGGGTATTGTCCCTGGACACCTATAATAAGCTCCAGGGGGCTAAGGCACAAGTAAAATATAGGGTTTTCGGGAAATTAGTTTTCAGCTGCTTAGGGCTATTTCTGTCCGTAGCCAGTGTTCAGGGACATTGCGCCATCGAGTTTGCCAGCTTAAAATGAGTGCGGAGTTATGTGTTAATCAAAGGAGGTGGACATGGCGCTTGCCGTAGCCCGGGACGGGCCATACGCCCAGGATTGGGCTTGTGACAAATTGCATCGAGCCATTGAGCTGGACGGTCGGTCGGTCGAACAGTATGCAGATGAGTTTTTGTTTTGCAGCGCGTCGAGCTGCTACAAATGGCTTCGAGGTGACAACAGAATCCCGAAGGTTTACCGGAGAATGTTGTCCCCAGCGTTAGCGGAGCTCGAAAGGAATGACACCCCAAATCCCACGGGAGAATGAAGCATGGAATTACAGATGAGCGACAGTATTAAAAACGTCAGCAAGGCTCTGGTAGGAGCTCAGGCTGACGTTGGTAAGGCGTTAAAGAACCAGGAGAACTCTCACTTCAAATCTCAGTACGCAGATCTGAGTGCGGTCCTGGAAGTGTCGAAGCCAGCACTGGCAAAGCATGGTCTAGCACTCACCCAGTTCCCGGGTCAGGGTGAGGGAACGGTCACCATGAGCACGCTGCTAATCCATGAGAGCGGTGAGTGGATTCTACTTCCACCGGCATCGATTCCTCTTCAGGCTCATACAGCACATGGTTACGGGAGCGCGATCAGTTATCTACGGAGATACACCACGCAAGCTGCGCTTGGAATCTCAGTCGGTCTGTCAGATGATGATGACGGGAACGAGGCTACAGCCAACGCTCCGAAGAAGGCACCTAAGAAGAGAGCGGCTCCGAAGAAAGCTACCCCAGCCTTCGAGGCGAAAAAGAAAGCAGTAGTAGATCCTAAGATCTTGAAGGCTGAGCTCGCCAAGCTGAAGAAGCTCATCGACGCAGCTGAAGAGAATGGGAACGTCGAAGCCAAGGCGATTGACCTGGCCCAGAGCGTTCTCAAGAAGGACGGTGCTGGTGACCCGGATCGCTCACCTCTGGAGTTCACAGCTGCTGCCATCGAGTATCTGGAGTCGGCGTTGAAGGACTCACCCAAGTGACCGGCAAGACGGGGATGGACGAGCTCGACTTCCCGACAGCTCGCAAACGGAAAGAGCAAGAGCTTGACCCGGACCAGGTCGGACTGTTTGATCGGCCACCACCACCACCTACGGGACCGTTGGCTGATTCTTACAGCCGTGAAGAAGGCAAACCCCATGCGTTCATAAAGTTCATGGAGAGCGAGGACGGTCCTCTGTTCTGGCGAGCCCTCGAAGACGCCGCGCTGGACGCCTTCAAGCGTCAGGAAACGAGGTTCTCACCACGGGGGTTCTTGGCCCACTACCGTGATACCAAGAAGGTGCGGATCAACAACAACTTCAGTCCTTGGTTCGCGGATCAGTTGGTCGCGGAGCACCCCCAATTACTCGACCTAATCGAGCGGCGAGTGAGAAAGAAGGAAGGACCATCTATTCAACCGAAGGAGAATGGCTAATGCCAGCACCCAAAGAGTTTTTGAATCGCAGCGCAGGATTGACCGTGTCGGTTCCACCAGAAAAGGCACAGCATTTTATCTGCTGTACACTGCGCCTGTACCCAGAGCAGCTGATCGAGTGGCTGACAAAAAAAGAGGAAGAGATGGTCAAGGTTGATGTCAAGATTTATGACGGCAAAAACCAAGAAGCTCCTCCGCTCTACCTAGAGGTCAACACCTACAAGGCACCAGGGGGGACTGATGAGCCGGCCTTCTGAGCTGGGTCCAACCGGGCTGCGCTTAGACCATGACAAGCTGCTTGACGATTGCTCTGCGATTCTCAACCAGGTGGGCAAAGATTCTGAGAGGCTCCGTGCGAAGCTCGCCAACGTGCCTTGGGATATCGTGAATACAGCCGGCCAAGGTTACCTGGAAAAAGCGCGAACGAATTTAATGTTAGCCGAGGGCAGCTTACTCGAAGCTAGAAAGCAGCTTGAGCATCAGCGGGACCGTGCCAGGAAAGGGTAGTGCTGGGCCGTACCAAATAGTCTTACCGTGGGAAGGGCTCGTCCCTGACAACCGCCGCTTCATGGGCGGCAAGGGACACATACTGACCCAACGCTATCGAGCGGGGAAAGAGTTCTGTTACACCCTGGCGATGACTCAGGTACGGCACCGGCCATCACACCCGGACGGTGCTGTCTGGATGCACCTAGATTTTTTCATGCCGGATAAGCGCAGACGAGATCCCAACAATCTCTTGAAGGGGATCGCTGACGCTCTCGAGGGAATTGTGTATACAGATGACAAGCAGATAACAAAGCTCTCCTGGGAGAACATGGGCGTGGACCGTGCCCAGCCCCGGGTAGAGATCAGCTACGGAGCTCACGGCGATGAGTAGTAACACGCCAGGCTTCATTCTACTGAGCAGGGATCTGCTGGATAAGAGCATCTTTGGCGAGCCGGATATGCTGAAGCTGTGGATCTTCATCTTGCTCAGGACCAACTTTGGCAAGAAGAGTTACGAGTATTCCGGCGTGAAGGTAGGCCGAGGTCAGTTCCTCAGAAGCTATCGGGCTATCGCCCGGGACTGTGCCTACAGGCTTCGTAGCAAAAAGGTGCAGTGGTCGCCTGGCAAGGTCGAGCGGATGATGAAGACGTTGGTCGCTGGTGGTAGGATTCGGATCATCCCACATGACCAGCCGAACGTGGGCACACTCATCGAGGTCATCAACTACGACAAGTGGCAGAACATAGCTTCCTATGTGAAAGCTGCACCGGCTGATGCGAAGAAGAAAACGCAGGGAGCTGATCACTCGAAAGAGCTTTGGCAGATCTGGTTAAACGAGCTCAGCCCGAAAGGTCCACATCCTACGCTGACCGCCAAGCGAGCTCGCGTCTTGAATGCGCTCTACTCAGAGCACCTGTCAAAGAATGGCGGTGACCCACATCAGCTGTTTCGTGGAATCGTGAAAGCCCTCAAGGCCAGCGACTTCCACACTAGCAAGAGACAGTATTTATACCCTGAATCTTTTCTCTCCAGCCCGGAGCGTAGAGAGTCTTGGTATTTGAAATCATTAGAGAAGTCCCATAACCCACAAGCGGCTCAAGGCGTAAGCCTCGAAGAGCTATGGAGCGACGAATGAATAATGACCTGAAATTGCACTACGATATGGCCGATAGCGACTACTTCGATTATCCAGCTGCAAGCAACAGTTTGCTGACCCAGCTCAAACGGAGCCCGGCTCATTTGATGGAGGCGATCAGAAATCCTGCACCGCCTACTCCGGCTATGCGGCTTGGTTCGGCGTTCCATGTCGCTACGCTTGAGCCTGAAAAATTCGACAAGTTCTGGGCTAGGGGCAGCGAGCTCAAGGGAACCACCAAAGAAGGCAAGGCAGCGAAGAAGGAACTCTCGATGCAATTTTCTCCGGACAAGATCCTGAAGCCAGCTGACTACGACACGGTGTGCTCGATGCGAGATTCTGTGCTGGGACACTCGGTAGCTGGCGAGCTCCTGGAAGGAGCGAAGACTGAGGTGGTAGCGATATGGAAGGATGAAACTACGGGCATCTCATGCAAGGCAAAGATCGATGCGTTGCCGAAAGACGATGGCTACTTGCTCGACCTCAAATCGACAGTTGATGCGAGCCCGGAACACATGGCAAAAGCCATTCACAATTTTGGCTATTACCGGCAAAGTGCCTGGTACACCAGCCCGTTTCAAACTCGATCTGATTTTTACATGATCTGCTGCGAAAAGAAATCTCCATTCGCGGTCGCAGTTTATCTGGTGAGCGATTCAGCCATGCGGCAAGGTCACCATGAGGTGCAAGAGTTGCTTTCTCGTTGGGCAGAATGCATCGAAGCGTTCGGGCATGACGGCGATTGGCCTGGGTACGAAGAAGTTGTGCATGAGATCGGTCTTCCTAGCTGGGCGCAACGATGAATAAGGTCAAGCTGACCGAAGAACAGGCAGAGTTTTTTCGGCAGATGTTCCCAACGAAGAGAGAAAGAATAGCCCTCACGCTTTATTATGGGGTGCGCGGCGAGAAGAGACACACTTTCGCACAAGTGTCTGAGGAGCTTGCCAAAGCTGGCTACACCACGAATCGCGGGAATCCGGTAAGCAGGGCAAGGGTCTCTCAGGTAGTGGATCGGGGGCTATATAAGTTGGGCTTGAGGGATTGTCGGTCTTGCGGCTATGTGGGTGCTGCTGCCAAGGCTGAACATCGTCTTCTGGTGAAAAAGGTCGGTCATGTGGTAAAGGTTGGGAAAGGCTACCGGATAGAGCACCTTGAGATAAGGCGTGCCCTGGAAAAATGGTTAACGCGGGGCTCCCTCGCTACAATGTCAGACCTAGCACAACGCAGAAGGTCTATCTGGTGGCTCCCAGTGGCACGTTGATGAAGAAGGTCAACATATTCGGTGATGAATGGCTGCAGGAATATGAGGAGCTGCAGACGAATCCGAAGGTGCATTCGATTAGCTTTGGGCTTCCAAGCCTCGACAGAATTTGCCATGACCAGGGCCAGCGAAAAGGGAGCGGCCCGTGGCTCAACTGTCTGGCCGGCAATCCCGGAATCGGCAAGACAACGGTTGCACTCTCGATGTGTGCAGCTGCCCTGAAGCAGGGTCATTCGGTTGGCATGATCAATTTGGAGCAGACCAACATCCAGCTGAGTACGAGACTCTACTCGATATATACCGGCCAGAAGCTGCGCGACCTCGAACCGGGCGGCTTCAACAAGTTCGCCTGGGAGGTAACCAAGCAAGCGTTTAGTGGAGCTCCAGCCCTGTATGTGCCTGAAGGTATACTAATGAGCTGGGAGTCCATTCTGGCCTACGCGACCAGTTGCCATGAGCAGGGGTGCAAATTTTTCTGCCTCGATTATTTGCAGCTGGCGACGGCTGGTACGGAAGCAGCGATCTATGAATCGACACAGCGTGTGGTGACCGAGCTCAGGCGGTTCTGCCTTGAGACTGAGAGCACGGTGCTGATGCTGTCGCAGTGGAACAGGTCAGGCTCAACGTCGGAGCATCCTCCTGTCGCTCAACATTTACATGGGGGTATGGTCGTAGAGGCCAGTTGCGATTTGGTCTTAGGGCTCGATCACACGACCGTCATCCGGAAGGGATCGAAGGGCTACTTCAAGTTGTTGATCTTAAAGAATCGACATGGGGAATTGATCCAGGGCGGCATCCCTCTCGAGATAGATTTCTCTAATCTCACCGTCACTGAGTGCTTGCCCGATGTGGACCCGTGGGGTTGATGATGGCAGACGTTAACTATGTGATGCGAGTGTTGGCCGGGGTATCGATGCTGCCACTCGAAAGGTGTACCGATCATGCAGCTGAATGGAAGCGTGACCTGGCGCGAGCTATCGAGGAGCTGGACTCGACTCCGAGGTTGCCGGCTGACGATCCGTTACGTTTCAACAGTGAAGGTGAACGACTCAGCGAGGAAGCATTCCAGGCCAAGCTAGGAGACATCATCGAGTCTTGGCCGTCATGGGAACAGGAGAAGAAACGCTATGGCAGGAGCAAAACTTACCCGGTCTATAGGCCGCAAACTTACGCGGTACGGAGAGGATGAAATCTTTGCGCTGTACCTGAAGCACGGCTCGGTACGCAAGCTGCTGAAGGCGATGCCGAAAGCAGTAGGCACGATGTCGCACGGCGTGTTTTACGAATGGCTGAAGGAGACTGCCGAACGGTGGAGCAAGTGGCAGTCGGTCCAGGAGATACGAGCGAACCAGTGGGCTGAAGAAGCTCTCGAGATTGTAGACTCAGCTGATGAGGACAATGTCCAGGTCGCCAGGCTTAGAGCTGATATGAGGAAGTGGTTAGCTGAGAAGTTCAATAGGAACCAGTTCGGTAAGCCTGAGTTGGTAGCTGCGATTGGTATCCAGATCAGTGACGAGTTCCTGAGCTCGTTGAAGGAGGTCGAGGTGATGGCTAAGGAGCGAGATGCGAAGGCCAAGCTGGCAGAGGTGATGGTGGAAGCCGAAGAGGCTGAGTTCGAGGTGGTCGAGGAGTAGTGAGTGGGACTCGATACCTGGCGTTGGCTATGGTGCTTAGAGCTGTGAGAGATATGCATATGCACGGAGCCAGGATGACTACCGCACCTAGTCTGGAGGAACACCTCGACGCTATTGTCTGGCTAGGCTCGACTCATGCAGCTGTGTGGTTCGATGTAGCTGATGTGAGCCAGTTCAACGTGCTATGGGATAATGATTGGATGAGGTACGCAGGAGCTGCACTCGATGGCGATGAGATCGATACCGAAGAACGTCAGCTGCTCCAGGTTGGAGTGAAGGTGTTCGGGGATCTAAAGGTGAGGTATAACAATGGATCTTGAGCCAAGTCCCGCCCACCAACCCCGAACAGATGCGTGTGCCCGTGAACGGGCCCGTAAGTCGTTGTGCCACATGGGTTTAGGTCCGTGGAACTAGAACCGTACGACCAAACCAGTTCAGTGCTCGAGATGATCACTTATGCAAGATCTATGCATAGTATGCCAATCTTGGTTCACCATAACACGGATTGTTTATGCACGAAATCAGTAAGTCGTTGTGTTACATAGACTTAGGGAGTTCGGCTAGGTTAACATAATGGATATTATACGAACTTGTCATCAAAATGGGACACTTTTCAGGAAAAAAGACCCCCCCTAAAAACAAAGAGGGCCGGTGATTTTGAGTCGCTCGACACACACTATTTCCCAAAAAAATTAGGAGAAAATTATGGTAGCCAACGGAACGGATATTTTACATCTAGCTGACAGGTTACAGGGCCGGGTCCGGTTTTATCCGGTTGGTGACCCGCATCGTAGGCTACTCGAGACTACGTTTGCTACTCTGCGGTCAATAGCTGGCGAGGAGAGTTTGCTGACAGCTGAATTGGTCCAGGATTGGCTCAAGGACCAGGGCGTAACTCTGACCAAAACGCAGCTCAAAACGCTAGGTTTAGATAGCTAGAGTTGCGGACACCCCTTCAAGACACCCTTCAAGACACCCTTCAAGACACCTCGTATCGAGCGTTAAGCCTGTACTGATGCGATATTTTGGGTCTATTGCCGGGAGATCTAGACACCCATCTAGACACCCTTCAAGACAGGGGTTCCCGACAATAGTAACTAAGTAACTATTAAAGAACTAAATAATACACGGAGAGAATTTGTTTGACGGGCTGGTGGTATTTGTCGCATAGTTAGGGAACCGGGAGTTTGCATGAAGCTGACAACGAACAAACGTAATCGTATGCGTTCGAGCTCATTCGCGTTACCTGAGAAACGAGCGTATCCGATCAACGATAAATCTCACGCAATAAGCGCACTTTCCAGGCTTTACAACGCAACGCCCTCTGAGCAGAAACAAATCAAAAGAGCGGTTGATAAACGCTATCCGGGTCTACGAAAGAAATGAGGAAGTCTGACTGATGCCGTATCGCGTCAAAGACGCTACAGTCCAGGTCGAACGTAAAAACGGATGGGAAACTCTCAAGGTCCATAAACGTCGAAGTGCTGCGCTGGCACACTTGAAAGCTCTCAAGATGAATGTCGGTAAGTCTTCGCACGGACGTACGAGGAGAAAGGGGTACAGGTAATGCATCGAGGCAGACCACACTTTGATCCTACGCAGGATTTACCTGAAGAAGGCTGGAATAGCTTTCAGGGTATCCCACATCAGTATCCGACTGAAGGCGAGCCGCTCCAGCTCAGTATGGAATACGGGGCCGGGCCGGGACCTGGGCCGTATCAGCAGGGCTACGTCTACCCGGAACGAGCTCCAGAGGAAGATCCAAGTCTGTGGCAGAGTATGCGTCGAGCTGTTGAACCAGAGAGCGGAGCTGAGATGGCTGGCCTAGTAGGAGCATCGATTGCTCCTGGATTGGGCGAAGCGATAGACGTAGTTGATTTTATCGCTGGCGTTCAAGATGCAGATTGGTCTAGATCTGCATGGGCAGCTGGTGGTTTGCTGCTTCCGTTTGTTGCGGGATCTACACTACGAAAAGTTGGACCCGAGATATTTGATAAGGCTCAAGGATTTTCGCAAAAATACTTGCGGAAGAACTATCCAACTCCTGCACCCGGAGCCCCCAAAGTAGGTGCGCGTGGAAATGAATATCTAGAGCGTGGGATAGACGAACCAAACGAACTCTTTCATGCTCGCCGTACAGAAATCCAAGCAGACATAGACGCTGGCAATTACGAGCCTCACTTTGATGAAGCTCAACGCTACTACGCAGACGAAGGTTTGATTACCGGACCCACCCGAGTACCCGATCCAGCAAGGCCGGCTACTAAACAAAAATGGCTTGATAAGTACGGCACCCCAGAAACTCGAGCTCGTTTGAATGCTGCATACGATGCCGCTATAGAAAGCGGAGATGCCGTAGATTGGTATGCGATGGGGCAGCTACAGGATGAAGCTATAGAAATTCTCGGCAAGGAAGAGGGAGCTGAATGGTTCGCTAGAAAATTTGCAGACCAAATGGCAGCTACAACCGCTAAAGCAGATCCGACAAAAAATTTAATAAAAGCATCTTATGGAAATTGGCTTCGCCGCCAAGGTGCGACAGGGATACCGCTGGATGAATTAGGGGGTGTCTCTCGAGTCCCGAAACCCGTTGAGGGTATGCTGGCCGGCCCATTGAAAGAAGGATTTCAAGTTGCGGAGGCTGGAGGACTTGCTCCGGCTACTCAAGCTAAAGGGTTTAGTTTTTCACAAAACTTTCAAGGGAATCTGGATCCGGGCACGGTTGATGAACAGATGATGAGACTCTTCGATCCCGGTGGAAAATCGGCACCGCCAAACACAGGATATTCAGCAGCCAGTGATGTCTTAGCAGAAGAGGCCGCGAAGCGTGGCGTTAGGACATCTCAATTTCAAGATGTAGCTTGGGCAGGAGTCAAAGAGTCTGAAGGGATGCCCATGATTCGCCATGTCAACGAAGCCCTCGAGCGAACCTCTAGACTGACGGGACAAACAACTAAACAGGTGCTAAGGAACTGGATTAAAAACGATGCTCCGTTGTTCGCAATGGCCGGATTGTTGGGTACTGGCATGGTACGATCCCAGAATAGAGATAATTATGTAGAGCGATGAGCTACACTGACCAGCTGATCTTGATGCGGGAAGATCCCGTATTGTTCGTGGAAGGTATCCTGAAAGCAGAGCCAGATCCTTGGCAAGCCGAAGTGATGACGGCGGTAGCTGCCGGAGCTCGCGGTGTCAGCATCCGCTCAGGTCACGGTGTAGGGAAGACGAGCTGCTTGTCCTGGCTGGCTCTTTGGTGGATTTCCACACATTACCATGCGAAGGTGGTGATGACCGCACCAACCTCGGCCCAGCTGCAGGATGCTTTGCTGCCCGAAACAAAAGCATGGCTCAAACAAGCACCAGCCGGCTACCGAGATCTGTTCAACGTTAAAGCGGATCGCATCGAGCTTATCGCAGACGCTGAACGCAATTTCATATCTGCCAAGACTTCAAGGGCTGAACAGCCAGATGCGCTCCAAGGCGTTCACGCTGATAGCGTTCTTTTGATTTGTGATGAAGCCAGCGGAGTACC